GCGTGGCTCTGTACTTCTTGTAGTAGCTTTTGCGCTTGGCGTGCTTACGGCTTTGCTTTGGTGGGTAGCTCTTATTAGTAGGCACAAGCATCTACCTTACCAAAGCCAGTTTGGGCTAAGGGTTCGTTGATAGTGTCCAGTTGGCTATAAAGCAGATTAATCCAAGTATCGGCGGCATCTTGTGACAGACGCGCTAATGCTATGGCTGCATGGGGTTCTATTTGACGGGTAGCGATAAGATGGAATAACTGCCCCATGTCATGCAAGGTAGTAGCGGCGGCATTAATATCACATGCAATATCGGATAGCATGATAGACGGCATTAAGATCACTTCGTCATCATCGGCGGCGGTGCAATCTATTATCTTGATTTGGTGTTTGCTGCCATACAGTGCGTTAATGGCTTGGCGGTTTGCTGGCGTGTCATGGAATAATGACGGCAAGGCATCATCAGGGCTGCTACGCCCATCAGTATCAAAGGAATATTCTATATTTGCATGACGGATAACAAGGCGGTTGCCGCGCTTGTCGCTGCTCGATTGCAGCTTATAGGTGTCATTGCTTACGGCTGCCCATAGAACGCTGTCACCTGCCTTGAATAATGCGGCTGGTGTGCTGTTAGTAGTGGTTTGAGTTGTCATGATTACTCGCCCCCTTTGATTTTTTCGCATACGTCATTGTATAAAGCGTTTAACACATTCGTGTTGTCGCTACTTTCTAACGTAAGAATGATTTCATCAAAGAAGGGGTCGTTAGTTTCGTCCAATAATTCATAGGCAAGTTCTAACGCATTGCTTTGATAACTAAACGCATTATCTAAGGCAAAGTAAAGTTCGTGTAATCTGTTTTTAGGTTCGCTTGGTGTAGCGTTTGAGGTCGTACGGATTGAATTAGGCATGATAGCCTCCTAGTAAATTTTGAGTTAATGCCACGCTATACAGTAAAGATATAGGGTGACGGGTCTTACTCTCGGTCTTACTAGAAACCGCCCTGCATATTCGCCTTTCGGCTATTTTATTTTGCAACGTCAACCCGTCATAGTCGGTCGGTAAACTGCTTACCTTAGATATGATGGTTTGCCCCCTTGATACGCTTAAGTGCGCTTGTGGGGCAGTGCTTGATTGTATAGTGACAGCTTGAGAGGCTGCGCTATTATCAGGCACAAAAAAAGCCAATAAGTAACGGCTGGCTTGTCCGCTAGTAAGATTTGAGAGGTCTATATAGTAACCGCTGTTATCATCGGTTGCAATCGGTTTTGCTTGTACTGGCTGGCAAGCGATTAATGACAGTAGCAAGCCAATACCTGCCACCCATGCCATGAATATGATAAAGCTAAGTAGTAAGCCGCGCTTATGTGGCTGTGTGCGATTGTGTGCCCCGTGGCTGGCTTTTAGACTGGTTCTGTTATCGTTGGTCATTTCTTACGTCCTCCACGTTAAAGGCGATTTCTGCTATGTTTTTCGATAGCTCTTTTAGTGACTCCACTTGTCGGCTGCCTGTCGGTAACAAGCTGCCTAACATTTTTACTTCTAATTCGGCTAATTGGGTCATGGTGTTAATGATGGTCACATTGGCGTGCAAGGTAATGATGAGCTGGTCGATAAAGCCATCAGGCATCATCAGCACGCCTTGATCTTTCAACCCGTCCATGACTTGAGTTATAAAGGTGTTATCACTCATAGTCATTCACCTTGATTTCAGGCGCTAATATAAGCTGCTCCATGATGCCCTCACTTGTTTCCTCAGCGTGCTGGCTTATTCTAAATAAAGCAGACTGTATGGCTGTTAAAACGCCTTTGCTGGTAGGGTCATCTGCTAGTGCCTTGTTTAGTGCATTGAGAGCATAACCTAAGCTCTCACATTCGCTTGAATAGCTTTGAATGTAATCATCTACTACGCTAAGCGTATGGCTATCTACTGCCACTAAGCATGGTTCTAGTATGTCGTTTGACTGGCTCATGTTATGCCTCCTCGCCATCGTTGTTAAAATCTACTGATAGCAACTCATGCTCATCCAACCAATACACGCTGAATCGTTTTTCATTGTGCGTGACCATTTCACTTTGTATAGTCATGCCAGCCTTTCTTAACTCATGTACACGTTGAGCTAAACAAGTAATACGATAAAGCCTATATGCGTCCCATGTGGTGATAGTTGCACCTGTCAACAGATGGTCTTTGATTGTCTGAGTTTGAGTCTTAGCGGTTGATTGGTTTGAATTCGTCATCACTTATACCTCATCGCTAGTAGATTGTTGGCTGTCTAGGAATGACAAGATGTCAGCATTCTTAAATAATAAAATGCCATTGATATTCATCGGTTTTGGAAATTTGTCAGATTGCCACCAGCGACGAAGGGTCTGATGATGAACACCTATTAGAGCTGCAGCTGCCTTAATTCGTGTTTGACCTTGTGGGTGTAATTGCGATGGGTTTTGAGGATTGTTCGATATATTCAGCATTTTGATAACTCCCGTTTGATGCCGTGAATTGGCGTTATTAAGTGTTATCAATCTTAGCTATTGGGAGGTTTACCAGCATCCCAACTGGTATGAACTGGCATACCAGTTGGTATGCCAGTTTTATTTTGGTATGGTTTTTTTGACAATAAAAAAAGGCGAGCCATTAAGCTCACCTCTTTGTTACTTATTATGCTGGCATGCTGAATGGCATTACTTGCCTGCAATCGCCTTGCTGTCTTGTAATGCTTGTACCAGTGACATAAGCAAGCCTTCTTGATCTACGGGCATCTCCGTTGAAACTCGGTTGCCATTATATGTAAGGTCTAATTCAATCTTTTTGGTAGCAGCGTTGTTGGCTGGAAGGTTGTAGTTCGGCTGCTTACTAAGATTGGCGATAGCATCAAGCGCCGATTGTGGTAGCTGTGGCTGCGGTACATAGCCACCCGCGTTCCTTAGTGCTTCAGCAGCACGCTGCGCTACAAGATTCTGATTCTTTATGTCTTGAGCGTTCGCACCATTGGCCTGCATTTGCTCAAGCTCAAATTGTCGCTGCTTGTAACTTAATTCAGCAACTCTTTTTTCATGTGCCGGCTGATCTGCGGCGCTTTGATAGTTACTACTACTGGACTGGCTGTCACTTAGGGAGTTACTGCTTGATTTGTTGTCATCGCTTTTATTGCTTCGTCTGTACTTCATATTGTTAGCTGAATAACTCTCAGCCTGTTTATCAACAGCAGCGTTGACACGTTCCATGCTACGAGCATAGTCTGCCATGCTCATCCATTTGAAGCCGTCCACAAAGCCCATACTTCTCATGAGCTTTTGGTATGATTCATCTGCGGTCGCTGTTGAGCCGCTCAGTTGGTTTAAAGCGGTAATCTTACTCTTGATACCCGCCTCTGCTTTTTGCATAAAAGCAAGGCTCGCGCTTTCATTCTTAGTGTTTGCATCAGTGGTAAACTTAGCGTTCCAAACTGATATTGATTGCTGTAGCTTTTCATAGGCGGCAAAGGCTCTACCTGCGGATTTAACCATCTCATTGCCTGCCGCTCCTGCGCTGCTGGTTAGATTTCTGTGTGAGGTGGTTACTCTATCTACCGATGTTTTAACCCGGTCATTCGCGCTTACTGCCTGACCCATTTTTTCAACAGTTACACGTTTTTGCTCATCAAGAACAATTGTTACACCCCGCTCAGCCGCCATACGTTTAGTGACCGCATCAATGACACCACCATTGGCTGCTATGTTGGATTTTGCAGTCTTTAAAAATGCTTCATCTATCTGTTCAGCCGTGGCTTTTCCATCCTCTAGGATAATATTATATGCGTCAGTGTGAGCTTGGGAATCCTTGGCCAACTCTTCACGAGTTTTTAAACCCAATAAGCCATATGCCTCAGTGACGCCGTTAATGCCATCCTTGAGTATGTCAGCTCGGTTTTTTACTCCTTCCAAGCCATCAGCTAGCTCTTGACCAGTTATCTTGCCTTCTTTGTATAGCTCATTCCATTTAACGATTAATGCTTCAATTTCAACCGTATTACTGGCTTTATCGGACATTGCAGTAAGCGAGTCAACGAGTGCACCGCCTGCGTCATAACCTGCTGTCTCTAAGTCATCAAAGCCACTGACAAGCTCGTCAAGACTGGCGCTAGATTTTACAAACTCTTTAGATAAACCAATACCGACTGCACCCGCCAGCGCGTCTATCTCATCCTTAGAACGGCCACTAGCGACTGTCGATCTATCGAGCTGCGTTACTAGCACATTGCCAGTTTCGGTGGCTTGTACCGCCAAGCCTTGCAATGCCGCTGCCTTCTCAAGCTCGGACGTTACGATACCGCCGTTGTCAGCGATACTCTTTGCTGCATATCTTGCAAAGTTGCTTTCAATCTCTTTGTAGCGTTCATTGGCAAGGTTGATACCAAACGCCATATCTTCGCCAGATATTTTACCCTGGCTACCAAGGGCGCTAAGGGAAGATATGATGTCGTCAACTGCGCCAATGGTTTGCGCCTTTGGCACAGCATCCGTCAACGAGTCGCGCATTGAGGTCCCAGAAACTTGGGCTTTAAGTGCTACTTCCGCAAAGCTCTGACCAACGCCAAGATATGCAGCCTGTACACCTTTGGATGACTCAACAATCACCTCGTTTGTATCACTGATTGACGCCTGTAGGTCTTTGCTGGCTAACTCAAGCCGCATATCGTCAGTGATAACCATGTCATTAGCGGCAATCTTAGCTTTGGCCACTTTAATGTATTGTTCTTCCATCGCTTCAGCGGCATAGCTACCTTTAGCAACCATCTCATCGTAATTCTTAACGACTTCGACCACGGTTTCATCAAGTCTGTCTTGGGCTGTCTTGTTCATTTCAGCCCATGCTTCGCCAGACTTAGACTTAAAGTCCATCATCTTTTGTTCTGAGCGTGCGTATAGCTCTTCTTGCTTGGCAATTAATGCTTCGCCCATTGTCGAGGTTTCACCGTTGAGCTTGGCAATACCGATCAACACGCTACCAATAATACCGCTGATTGTGCCAAAAACACTGTCAGCTGCGATTGATAGACCACGTATGCCGTCAATTACCACGCCTGTAGCTACTGCAAACTGCTGCATAAGCTTGGTTATTAAACCGACATCATTACCCGCTGCAACCGTACCAGTGATAATAGAGGTTAAGTCACTAAACGCGCCGTAAATGTCTTTAACGAGAGTGAATAACGCGGCGGACTGCTCTAATACAAAATCAAATGACTGACCAATGACTGCCATTGTCGCGGGGTCTATATTATCAATAGCATCGCTAATGTACTGTATGCCCTCGGCTAGTCGACCAGATTGATTGACCGTCTCATTTAAGCTGCCAACGAGCTCAAACACCGTCGTTTTCATATTCTGAACAGAGTTTGCAAAAGTCGTTGGTAGCGTCGCAAATTCATCATTAATGGTTTTAGTTTGTGATCTGACAGCTTCAATGACCACTTCACTTGTCAGCTTACCTTCAGCGGCCATTGCTCGCAGTTCACCTTTGGTCACACCTAGACCGTCAGCCATTGCCGTAGCTAAACGCGGCGCCTGCTCCATAATGGAGTTAAATTCTTCGCCACGTACTACGCCTGATTGTAAGCCCTGCACAAGCTGAATGATTGCAGCGTCAGCACTGGCAGCACTACCGCCCGATAGTTTGATCGCTTCATTGATTGTCTTGGTAACGCTTAATATTTCGCTTTGTGCTAAGCCTAAAGACTCAGATGCTTGGGTGATACGCGCGAAAAGCTCCCCTGTATTTTCAATACTGGTAAAGGTTTCTTTTGCGATATCGGTCACACCTTGAAAGCCTGTGACGAACGCCGCGCCTTCGCCTGTTGCCAGTTTTACCTTTGCCTCTAACGTGACGAAAGCATCTGACATCTCGATAATTTCAGATGCACCAATACCGATACCAGCCGCCGCCAATAACCCTGTTAATCCGCTCATAGCTGTTCTGAGCTTACCAACGTTGCCGCTAAAGTTGTTCGTACTAACATCCGTGCGTCTTATTGTGTCATCAACGCCGTTAAGCTCATTCTCAAGCCGTCTGATCTGTTCCTCGGCTGCGCGTGTTGCTCGTTCAATCTCTGCGGCAGGTCTTCCGCTGTTCTGTTGAAAATTGACCAGTGTGCGGTTGATTTGGTCAATCTCACCACGTATCGTCTCAGGCACTCGTATGTTGGCCATTCGATATAAGGCATTGCGTGCATTATCAGCGCTGGTGCTGGCACGATTCATTGCACCGGCTAACTCATTGGATAACGATGTGCTGGCTGATCGTGCTTGGCTCAGCTCAGCCTCTAAGCGGTTCACGCTTTGTGCTGCCGTTTCCAAGTCTCTAGGGCTTGCGCCTGTCTGAGCTAGGCGCGTGGCTTCAAGGCGTGCATCTTGTAGGTTGGTTTCAAGGCGTGCGACATGCTGTGCTGCGCTTTGCATAGCAGTATCAATTTGTTCACGGGTTAGGTTCGCGCCAGCACCCATCTGCCTAAGTTGATCTGCCGCACCTCTTAACTCACTTGTGAGCCTGTCGGCACTAACATTGCCAAGACCTGTCAATAAACCTTGTGCACGGTCCGTGTCGGTTGCCAGCTGTGCCAAATTACGTTCTACTGCCTGCGTAAACTGGCTGAACCGATCACGCGCTTGGTTCACGCCTGCATTAAAATTTTCGTTAAGCAGTCGTAGTTGTACGCTAAAATTTAAATCATTTGCCATTTTGATAACTCCTGAGCTGTACTGTTAATTGGAGTTATCATTATGTTGTAAGCACTAGGGGCCAGCATCCCAACTGGTATGCCAGTTCGTACCAGTTGGCATGCTTATTTTTTGGTATAGTTTTTATTGGCGGCTTACTATCTTTCTTTTTTTTGCATCGATCAAGGCTTCGTTTGCACCATCAAAACATTCTTGTAGACTCTCTCTTGAATGTACATCTAGCTCATGAATGTTTTCATTTAAAGCATCCTTTCCTGATTTAAAGCGTGGTGCGACACTACTTTTGGATTGTCCATGTATTGCATAACTCTCAATTTCCTCGATAATTTTACTCTCGCTTGAAAACAGAGGTTCTTTAGGTGTTATTCCACCTCCATATTTTCCAGCAAACCCCTTTGGTGGTGTAGTGAGCAACTCAAGCAACAAACCTATGGTTATCAAATAATTTTTTTGGACAGTTCCTTTTATTTGGTTATCTTTATTGTTTTTAGTGGAAGGGCTAGTTGGTTTAACTTTCTTTGATTCGGCTACAAGCTCTTCATTTCTTGCCTGAAGTTCTTCATATTCTAATCTCAGCTCTTCATAGTCTTCTGCAAGCTGCTCAATCTCTTTATCTTTTTCTTTATTATCATCAAAGACAACGGACACAACTCCCATTACCTCATCTCTAATCCTATCTAGTGGATCATCCTCATCATCAAGATATTCAACCAGATCATCATTGAAACCTTCGTAAATAAAATTAAAGCGTGCTAGCCAGCCTTTAACCTCTCCAGATGGAATTTGTCCTTTATCATTGAAGACTGTTAGCAAACGAGCATCTATTGCGGCATCGGTCATGTCTCGATAAAGTCTATAGTCATCATTACTATCATAACCTTGGGCCACTGGACTATAATCCGAAAGCAAACAAGCTATTTGATGTGCAGTGAATAGAGGGTAGCCAATTAGCAGTTTCTGATACCTTCCTAGCTCTATGACAGGCGCGTCACTCTCAATGGTTTCATTGACTCTTACTCTAGCTTGTTCATCTGCAAGCTGTTTTCGAGCATCTAATAACTGTTTAGTGAGGAATTTAACTTGCTTTGACTCTCTATCCTCAACCTCTTTTATCGTAAGTTTCTCAATGGCTCCGCTACCTAACAACCACTCTGCGCGCTCATCGGTCAACCCAATGACATAGGCCCCCACCCTAAAGCGCCCTACTGAATGCTGAGCCACATAATGGTAGCCACGCCTATGAGCAAAAATATCATACTCATCTAATGGTCTAAACTCGTTTAACGCCTTAATAGAAAAATATTCATTACCTTTGAGCTCAGACGTTAGAGCGCTGTAAGTGCTATTAAAGCCATTCCCATCGTCATCATTAGGCTTGCTTTTAAACTCAAGTCTTTTTTCATCCTTGTAAAGTACTGGAACGTGCTCGTTGAGCTTAATTACAAGTAAGTAATCCTTGGCCTGCTCAAGTGTACCCTTAGTGGCTTGTATAATTAGGTTTAACGTTTCCGGAACCGATATAAACTCTTTTTCATGTTCTTCAAACTTATCTAATAAAGTACTCATTCAACACCCCTACACCCTTAAGCACAAATAGAAGCAAGGCGGTGACAGTTTAAGGGTGTAAATATCTGTCGTTCGGGAGCAACCCCT